TGATTGCCAAAGTTCTCGCAAACGCACGAAGCTCCAGCACCACACTGGTCGCCGTTGCGAACTTCGATCTCGAACGCAGTGCCAGCGGGCAAGCGGTGATTAAAGCCAACTTCGTAAACTGTGCCGATTGCCATCGCTGCGCCGGAGCCTGGACCAGCATTCAGAACCGCCCCGGTGATCGCGCTTGTGCCATCGCTTGTCGTCAATCGGAACTCGCACGCACCAGTGCTGCTGTCGGCAAGCGCCGTCGTGACGACAACTCGAAGCGCTGTAAGCCACGTGCCTTTCGCCGACCAAAGCTCGGCACCTGCGATGTTGCAGGCCACGTCGTCATTCCAGCTTGTCGTCTCGTCGAAGCTAACCTGCAAGCAATTCGTCGCGTCGTAACTAGCAATGCTCCAGCCCGCATCGGGCTCCAAAAGGTTCGACACAACGACTCGCTCTTGACCGCTCGGGCCAAGTGCGAACTCGCCACCATAAGCCACTGGAGCCAGCAGCATTAGAATCAGGATCAATCGCGTCATCAGTTGCCTCCCTGAACTTTGACCGTGACGTTGCCGCCCGTGATCGTTCCGCACTTGATCCAGACGGCAGCGAAGACGCCATCGAATTGAATCATTCCAACCGTCTGCGACAAGCTGACCGAGTTGATCTGCGCCGAGTCGAAACCCGCAGCATCAAGATCGGTTGCGTTGCCGGTCACGACGGTCACGTTGCCTGCATAGATGTCGCAGGTGTACGCGGTCGCAGTCGATTGCGTGCTGTCGAAAGTCAGCTTCGTGTACCCCAGGACGTTCGCACCACGGTCGTCAGTGCCGTCGTCGCAGACCGCATCGCTGGTCGTCTCTTCGCTGCACAGCGTCCACGTTGCACCACCGCCGTGCCGGTCACGGTCTTGAGTGTATGCGCTCGCGGTCGAAGCCACGAGCAAGCAAGCGAGTAGAATCATTCTGAACATTGGATCACCCCCTAACAGCAGCGACCGTGAGACTGGTCACGCTTGAGTAAGTCACGGACACAAGCCGTGACGAGTTGTTGAAACGAAGCAGATCGAACGGCCCGAGGATTCGAGTCGCGCCTGCGCCGATGGTGTAGGTGTCGTTCGTCGTCGCGTGGCCGAAGTTGCAAGTGCGTTGCTCGGCCACGGTCACAACCGTTGACGAGCTGTCGCCATTGACGGCGTGCATGTAGACATCGCCCGTCGAGTTGTCGAACGTGTTTCCGGTTGCGTCGGCTGCGGACAACGTGAAGCTGCTCATGTCGGTCTGTAGTGTTAGTTGTGTGGGCATGGCTTTCCTTCTATACCTCTCCGATGACTATGGGAATCCCAACTAGACTCCAGGTATATTGGTATTCGAGTTGGGATGTCGTGACTGTGCGATCCTGGGGATCGGCAGGATCGTCCACCCCCCATGATCGTCCGGCTTCGTCACCGCTAAAGTTGTATAGTCCGCCGCCTAACACGAACGGAACTGATGCATATGCCGTTGGATATATCCATCTGTAGCCAGCCAGTCCTGTGTATATCGTTTCGCTTGTCCATGTTCCGGGCCATTGCACCAATAGGGTTTTTGTTCCATCTGAGAACTTAAAAGAACCACCGACTGAAGCTGCTCCGATTGTGATTGAAGCAACGGGATGTTCACCGCGCACCGTGTCAGCATCGAGTTCGTTGCCAGCGCCGGGTCGAAGGCTTTGGAATGCGCCGCCTGTGGCTGCAAACTCTAAACGGTCGGTTATTGGGTTCAATCGAATTCGCGGCGTGATCGAGCCGCCCACGTTCTTGCTGATGAGATCAACCGAACCGTCGGCGCTGTCGTAATACAAAGCGCCGCGCTCGGTGCCGCTGTCTTCCATCGAGAAGCCGGGAATCTGAGAAGCACCGGTCGTGTTTACCGTGAAGCGCGTGCCGCCTGCTGTCGTCGAAGTGACGTTGGCAGCCAGCGATTGCGTTGCCGTGTCCGCTTTGCGAACGAAGTCGGCGCTGTCGTAGGTGTCTAGCGTGTCTGCGTTGCCGCCTGTGACGGTGCCTATCTTGATGTTGCCGGATGCGTCCATCGCAAGGATCGAATCTTCCACAAGGTTTGCCGACGCCCCAACCTTCAACACCGTCGAGTTCGCAGATGCGCCGACCGCAGTTGCGATCGTTTCAACCGATGCAGTTCCGAGCCCAAGGTCAGTGCGATTGGCAAGCAGGTCTTCGGAAGACTTGCGACCGTAATTGCGCCACAGCTCGACCCAATGATCACCGCTATAGACGAGCCCGATCAGCCGCTCGGCGCACAGTATGAAGCTCGCGTTGTCTGCCATCTCGATCTGTCCTGCGCTCGTGCCGTGACTGATCGTGATCTTCTCGGAGCTGGCTGCTTCGCTGCTCGCGGTGTTCGCGTTGCGAAGGATGACGATGCGGCCTTGGTCGATGCCTGTCGTCGTGATTGTCGCAAGCGCATCGTCCGCGCCGCTGGCATACCCTTCACTTTGAACCAGTGCCATGCTCGAAGTCGGCACAGGCATTGCGCCACTTGAGATCGTGCGCGTGGTCGGTGCGGTGCTGCCGATCTCGGCAACGACGTCACGCAAGGCGTCGAGTGCGGTTTGCATCTCGGCTTCGGTGCGTGCTGCGTTGCTCAGATAATTCGCTGCCGGTAGTGTTGCCATATCAGTATCCTTCTATCACGACAGTCGCCGTGCCTGTTGCGTCTGCGCCTGTCGCGTCGTACAGGCGCACGGTCGGTCCTGTCAACTCGTATGGCGAAGTGGTGATCTGCGCTGCGTCGAGGTCATACGCCTCGCCGAACAGCGCGCCTTGCGCTGTGTTCGCGGTGTTATTGGGCGTCACCGTGACGTTCGTTATCTTGCGCCACAGGTCGCCCGTAAGGTCCACGGTTGTCCCCGACGTTGTAATTGTCAGCGTCTCGCGGTGCGTTTTCGGCAAGCCTTCGACCACGTAGTGTGCGGCTTTCATTTTGCCCTGCGTTGTGCCACCCGCGATCGTTATGCGGAACGCGATCAGCTCATATTCGAGGACCGAACCGGGGAAAACAAATTCGATTTCTTGAAGCTCACGCACCCCAGGCCATGGCCGAAACGTGTCATAGCCATATGAAACGAACCCGGACGAAGGATCAACTGTGATCGTTAGTACAGGTGCATATTCGACATTGAAGTTGGAACCTTCAATGTCCAAAGCTTTGAAGCGTTGACGACCGGGAAGCGGCTGACTCGTCGGCCATGCCACGCCGTCATAACCTAGGATCGACACGTTTTGCACGTAGGTCATCTCTTCATACAGAATTAAACCCCAGAAGTCCGACGAGCCCGTGCCGCTCCAGAACGTCGCAGAGCTTCCGCCCGGATAGAATAAAGCGGTGCTGCCGACATCGGCTTCGAGGTATGTGCTGGTCACGTCGTGCGTGCAGTTTGTTTTCGTGCCTGCCCATACATTTGTCCATGTGCTTTCATGCGTGATCGAGCGGTCTTCCGGGCTTCGTATAGTTCGCGTCGAGATCAGAGAAGCCGACTCATTTCCAGACAGATCCACGGCGCGCACCATGATAGTCGTCGTGCCCGGTTGAATACGGCCACCAATCGAAACCCAGTTATCGGTGATGAGATTCTCGGACAACGGAATACCAGTTGCCCAGGTTGCATCGCTGCCCGCCTGATGTTTGACGATGAAGCCTGCGAAGTCGTTTGGCGGTGTTCCGTAGTCCCAACGAATCGCATCACCCCAAACGCTCAGGTCAGTCGGTGCCGGTGGTGGTGTGGATAAGCCAACCACAGTGTGGTTGTTGATGTACACCCAAACAGATGCCGATGCAGCCGGGTCCGAGATCGCACGCACTCGGATGTCGTATACCGATCCTTCGTCAACGGGTCGCACGATGATGCGCGTGTCACCATCTGATTCAATTCTTGGCACGTTCAGCCAGCCGCTTGCAGCCGCGCCGTCAACCTTCAATCGAAACTGAGCATGGAAGTGCGTCGTCGGTGCGAATGTGCCTTCTGCGTTCTGCGGCGTGACGACGTTGACAAGAATCTGCGGCTCTGGAGAACCTGCGGCCATGTAAGACGCAGCGGTCTCGTCGCTGATCGGCTCGCCTACAATCTCGGGCGTCACCGGCTCCAGCAGATTCGGCGAGTTTTGCAGCGTGATCGTGGACGTGTATTGCGGGATGGTGCCGTGTTCGTAAACGGCAGCGTTGTACTCGATCAGCTCAAGCACAGCAGTCAGGTCATTGCGCGGCGATACGCGCTGCACGATACAGAGCAAGGATTCAGTGTCGCGCTCACCGAAGAGCAGATGGTCACCAACAGCGGGCGCTGCGCTCGCGCCATATGAAGTGGCTGTGACGGCAACGAGCTGGTCACTCGTGCCGCTTTGGTTCACGATGTTCACGAGTAGGTCAGACCCATCGTCGGCGCGCAATCGCGCAGCGTAACTCGCAGACTGATCGAAATGGAATTCCTCGTCCATCGTGGCCGAGACGAATGCGCCGCCTGAGTTATTCACCGCCTTGATGCGTGCGCCGCCATAGCCGACGCCGATGACATCGTGCGACACGCGAACAAGGTCGCCACGGTTGCACGCGATGTGTTCGACATCGGCTTGAATCGTGAAGACTTCCGGCCGCAGCCGGTGGCTTGCGATGTGATAGCGGGCATCGCGCCATGCTTGATCGGCATCAGCAACGCCCCACAACGACAAGTCCATAAACTCGATCGCAGGCTGCGTGTTGTCGTCTACTCTGATCCAGTCGATCTCGAAGATGTCGTTGTCAGTTGCCGGTCCACTGTGTGAGAAATCCCATCGAAGATGTCTGATGTTCTCGCCGGTCCACGTTGAATAGGAACTCATGTCGAAATCGAGTGTGATCCAGCTTCCATCTTTCCAGTCTGGTTCATCCCAACTAAGTGATCGTCCATCGTCGGAAGCGAATGGATAGCTGCTCCCGTCCCAACTTGTATCATTGCTCCAAAACATCCAGCCACGCCAGATCGAAGACGAGCTTCTGATCTTTCTCACGCGAATACGAACTATCGGGTTATCTGTTCCAAGGAATGATGTACCCGCTACGCTGCCCGTTCCGTTGTAGAAATATGCGCTGGACCCGCCATTGTTCTCAATTCGCATAGCATGACCATTCGCAGTCACCGCAACACCACTCGCACCAGTCCAAGTTGCTGAACCACCGTATGCGGGGCTCGTCGTCAGAGAACTGCCGAAGTCCCAGATCGCTCCGATGTTGCCCGACTCGCTGTAGCCGTCGTCGTATACGATGCGCTCGTCTTTCTGATAGCCTTTGTCAGGGTTCACGAAGGCGACACGGAGCGCGTGCGGTGATCTCTTGAATGCCTTGGCACCGCCGAAGCCTGACGAGTTGCGCGGCGAGAAGTGCTGGATTACCGCATCCCTCGGAATGTCCTGAACGGCTGAATACTTTCCATCGACGATGTTCAGCGCAGCTCGGCCGCCGCCTGCTATGTCGGCCAACAGTTTGCGCGTCGTCGTAGTGAAGTCCACGATGGCGTCGATGTTGCGCGGCAGCGTATAGTCACCGCTGATCGGCTGCAAGCCCGTGCCTGCTAGGTTGCCAGCCCAATTCGCGATCCCCGGCCCGTCAATGCGCGAGTCTGCGACGGGTCGCGAGTTCGCTGGACCGCGAAGCACCTGCGCAAACAGCCATGCCGCATTGCGCGTCGGAAACATTGTTACGTTGTAGGCGCTCGCTGCCGATGTTGCCGGTCCCCAGCTTTGAGTCCCGGCATCGAAGACCGGCGCGATGCTTGTGCAGATCGCAGACAAATTGTCGATGATTCCAGACAAGCCCGTGTCATTCGCGTTGATCTCCAGCTCGATCTTCGAGAGGTTCGGGATTGTTGTTTTTATGTGTGGCCTAATTGTACGGATGACGGTGATGCGAGCGTCTGCAACTGATGTATCACCTCTAGTTTCCGTCGAGATTCGGGTCACTCGAACCTGATGAGCAACGTCAGCCGTGCTGCCTGCGGGCACCGTCCAGCGCAAGCCGCGAGTGACTAGACCGCGCTCACGCATTCGGATATCAAACGTGCCTGAAGAAACTTGTGTGATGCTCGTATCTTCGCTGAGTCCCATCGTGGGCGTGCCAATGTACGTCCACGACGCATCGCCAAGCTCGCGCTCTTCGACTGTGAAGCGCACCGTGACATCAGTCGGCGTTCCAGTCGTATCACTAAAAGCAATCAGACCGGAAGAAAATTGAATATCAAATGAAAGTTCTTCGGGCCCGAGCTGTGAAGTCAAGATCGCCACTTCTGGATCTTCTTCGGGGAAATCAGGCTGGAAGCTCGCATCCTGATCAACTTCATCGCGGAAGATCGTCAAGCCCGAATCGTCATCCCAGCCTTGCAATACGTTGTATCGTATGCCTGGGATGTCCCCTATCGGCGTCTCTCCAATTTTGATGTCCTCGATGTCAAGCGGTCCATAGCCGAAGCACATCAGCAAACGCACCACAGCATCTTTGCCGACACGTTCCACGAATGGCTTGCCGATCAAATCAGGATAAACACGATACCGACCTAACACTGTGCGTATCGGTTTATACAGCCGAACAGAGTTCTTCGTGCCCTGGAGCGCCGCGCTGTCTTGCGTCTCTGGAACTGCGCCGACATAGATGTCGGGCGGTGGCGCTGCAAGCGATTGAATGCCCGTGGCAAGGCCAGCGAGCCCACCGAGAAGAGCTGCGCCTGATCCTGCCACAGCGCCAAAACCGCCCGTACCAGCCGCAAATGCTGTAAGCGCAGCGCCGCCCGAGAAAACCGCAGCGACGATGATAAGGATGCTTATCACGATGGTCAGAATCACTTTGCCTGCATCACCGCCGTGTGGCACGACGCGCACGATGACCTGCGTGCCTGCCTTCGGCTTGATGTGACTGAGCATCCGGTCGGGCACGACATCGCCGTTCAGGACGACCTGCACGCCATAGGCGGCGCTTTCGCGCAGACCTTGAGCGGCGACCATCTCGCGCAACGTCATGCCTACGGGCAAGCTGCTGTCGATGCGTGTGCCCGCAAACGGGTTTCGCGCTGTGGCGATGTTCACTTCAGCCGGTAACACGTTTGGACCCTCCGCTGCCACGCTGGCGATTGCAGGTTGATGATGTGGGAATCGTTGCCTTGCATCGCGTGAAGCATCTTGCCGTCACCGAGCGCGATGCCCGTGTGACACTCCATCCCTGCGATGCGGCACCAGAAGACGTCCAGTTCTTGCGGCGTCTCGACCGCTTCCCATTCTGGCGAAGCGAGCGCGTGCGCGTGCGTGAAGCCTTCGGCATCGACCGGGTTCTCGTATTGTTCGGCAAACGACGGCAACGCTATGCCGAGCCGATCGCCATAGACGATCCGCACCATTCCCCAACAGTCGAGTGCATCGCGGTTGCGCCCGTGAAGCTTGTACGGGATCCCGATGTATTCGTTCGTCCACGCCATCAGAACAACCCCGGCGTGTTGCTGGGCGTGTACTCGTGCGCCGGGTAGCGTCGGTTCGTCACGTCTTCAAAGGCGAGCTCGCCGGTCACGGTCATTGCATCATATGACGCCGACTCCAACGTCAGATAGTACGGGCCAGCTTCAACGACATCCGGCGACGACCGAAGTACGATCCACATCTGGCATTCGGGTGGCGTGTTGGCTGATCGTATCGCAGCGACAATTGCGCGATCCACGTTGTCGATCGTCAGCCTGACGGTGCTGATGTTCTCGCCTGCTTCTTCGGGCAGCTCAATGCCGAAGTAGCCACCGGCAAACGTCACCGCAGTGCTGTGCGTGTCGGTGCCATCCACGGTGAGCTTCGTGTCGAGGTTCTCGCTATCGAGCGCCACCCGGATGGGCTCGCCCGTTGTCGAGACTTCGAGCAGCAGCACGAAGACTTCTTCAGTCTCCTGTGCATACATCGCACTCCGCGCGGCTGACGATACGGAACGGCTCAAGGCAGAAGCTCCAAGCGCAGCGATGCACGAAACACATCGAAAGAAGTCTGAGTCAGCACGGGCGGCGCAAGGAAGCGGAACGTGACGGCGCTGTTGTCACGCGGATGCGGCAGACCTGTGATCGACAACGCGCCGCCGTTCGTGCCCGCCACGGCTGCATCGCTAGCGTTCTCGTAGAACTGAATCAGCCTAGTCGCCTGCGCCTTCGTCAAAACGAACTGCATAGAGAATGCAGAAGGCGTTGACGTGAAGCGTCGGCGCAGCTTCGCAGGACCGGCATCGGTTTGCGTTCTGACGAGTGAGTCGCCGGGTGATTCGCTCCAACCGTATTGCGGATCTTCGGGAAGTGTTCCGGGCCATACCGCCATTAGAGTCCGTGCCTCCCAACGCGCTGCACGCCATAGCTTGAGCGAATCGCCTGATCCACGTCACCGCCGCGTGCGATGTTCTTAGTGATGGCCTTGCCGATCATCACTTCGATGTCACGACCTCCGCCGGGTCCATCCTTTTGCGAGGTGCTTGAATCTTCGCCTGTCGCGTTGATGACGGTGACATTCACTGGACCGACTGCGCCACCCGCGCCAGACATCTTCCGCAGCGCGTTATTGCTGGCGACGAAGCCAGACGTGCTTGGGATGAACAGCTCGGGACCGCGTTCGCCGACTAGCGTCGGCCCGCCGATGTGCCCGCCGTTTGCTTTTCCCGGTTGTTGTACGGGTCCGACAAAGTTTGTGTCACCGGGTTGCGGGTTCACGAACGAACCAAACACTCCGCTAAGTTGGCCGAAGCCTTGCGCGACGAGCTTGCTGATGCCCATCTGGATAAACTCGCGAACGAACGACTGCGCCAACGACTTGAAGGTGAGTTCACCGTCGAGCAGCATCGTCGCCAGCGCATCAGAGAAGCCGCGCTCCATGAAGTCGAACAACCCTTTGTAGGCGTCTTCTTGTTCTTCGATGTTGCCCTTCAGGTCTTTCGATTCATCGTCTCGGATCTTCTTGATCCTCAGCGCAGCGGTCTGTTCGAGTTCAATCCTGGCTTCGCTGTAGTCTTCCCCGGCTTCGAGCTTCTGCGACAACGCATCAAGATCGACTTTCAGTTCTTCTTGGATGGCTAGAATCTGTTGACCGCTTGCTTGCAGATAATCGTCGTGCGCTCGCTTCGACAGGGCGCGCCGCTTTTCGATGCCCTTCAGACGCTTGGCTTCTGCCTTCTCGGCTTCGGCTTGTGAGGTGGCTTCGCCAGCAACGTCGTCTGCCGCTTTGTTTCGATCTCTTTCTGCGTCTTTCCGTGCCTTTGTCTGGGCTTTGACTTGGGCTCTGAGCTGAATGACTTCGGCTTCAGCAGCTTGGAGAGCCCTGTTCTTAGACGGCCTAGCACGATCTCCCTTGTCCAGAGCGTCATATTCTTTTTGTAGCCTGTTCCTAATCTCTCGCTGCGTGTTCAGTCTTTTCTCAGAATCCGAAAGACCTAAGTTTTCAATTTTAGCAAAGTTCCGGTAAACCTTTCCAGCCCATCCGGCAAGATCCGCCATCGACTGAGCA